AGTTCAACCTACTGATACACAAACTCAGCAACCTCAAGGTAATGAAGAAAATACTCAGCAAGGTACGGACGATAAAGATATAACAAATAACGGAGGCACTACACCACCACCGCCTTCGGCTCCTACCCAGGAGGAATACGACAAGTTAGCTTCAAGGTTAAAAGAGTATGAACTTACAGACAATGAAATTGCTAACCTTAAAAACCGTCTAGGTGTAGAAAATGTGGACTATAATACTGCTCAAGTTACTCAGGCTCTTGATATAATTCAGAACCAAGCCCAACAAGAGTACATTAGATTGTGTAACAAATATGGAGTAGATTATAGACCAGAGGCTATCGAAGCTAGTTCAAAGGCTTTGTTAGAAAAAGACCCTAAATCATACTACGAGTTACAAACCTCTTTGGACAGATTATCTCGTTCTTATGAGGCTAAACAACAGGAGGTTCAGAACTATGTGGTTTCAAGAGATGTTAATTCTTTTTATTCTGAGAATAATGAACTCCTTCAAGCTTCACCAGTTCTTAACAACCTTGTCAATGAGTATATAAACTCGACTCCTCAACAGTATGTTAACCGTAATTCTTTAAACGACTTACTCTCTAGGGCTAAATCAATTTATCAGGAAGCTTTTCAAGCTGGTATGCAGTATGGTAAATTAAACTTACAAACAAATCCTAATGAAGTATTGAACAATTCTGTAGCGGTTCAGCAACAACAAACATATCCTACTCAATCTGGTTCTCACGTATTTACAAGAGATGAGATTAGAAAAATGGATGATGCTACATTTGCTAAGAACCAAAAAATAATTGAACAACAAATGATACAGGGCTTGATAAAATAGAAAGGATATAAGATGGCAGATAATTTTTTAAGACAAGTTAATACTGTTCCTAACTTCGGTGTAGACTTGTTATTTAATGGCGAAGAAGGTATTGCTACTGGTTCTATTGCTACTAACCATGTTATTCCGAAAGGTAAAGTAATTCTTGGCGTTATTTATCGTAACGTTGAAAACAACTTAACTGCTGGAACATCTGGTACAGTATTGGCTAATATTGGTTCAACTGCTCTTGGTACTGCTGAGGCTGTTGCTGATATTAAAGGAACTTCTGTAGTTCAAATTTTGGCTACTCCAGTTATTGCAACAGGAGATGCTGTTAAACTTACGGTTGGTACTGCTGGTATTACGGCTGGTACTTTAGACGTAGTTATCTTGTATGTATAGTAGTAAATTATAGAAAGGAATATAAACTATGCCAAATGGTGCTAATAATATTTCCAACTTTGTTCCCGAAATTTGGTCAAAGAAATTAGCTCTTGTTGAAAAAACAATGACTAACTTCATTAACGATTTCGCTAACAGAGAATGGGAAGGTGAAATAAAATCTTTCGGTGATACAGTTCGTATCTCTTTGCCTGACCCTGATAACATTATCTTAGGTTCTGGTATCGTAGCTGATGCTTCTGCTGTAGCTCCGACACAAAAAACTTTGGTTATCGACAAGTCAAGAAACGTTGCTTTCAAATTCAATGACGTTGAACAAGCTCAATCTCAGTTTAACTTAATTGAAGGTTACTTGGCAATGGGTATGCAGAAAATGCAGGATGCTATCTCATTAGAACTTCAACAGGCTATCTTTGATGATGCTAATGTAGAAGCTGTAGGTACTTCTGTTGCTCCGACTGCTGTAACTGTTAATAACGTATATGATTTCGTTGTAGACCTTAAAGTTAAATTGACAGAAAAAGGTGTATTAAGTTCAGAAGGTTATTACACATTTAAAGGTTCTCAAGAAGAAGCTAAACAGCTTAAACCTATGTTGTGTGTAACTCCGAAAGTTTACGGTATGTTCTTGAAATCAACTCACTTGACTCACCCGACTGTTGCTGGTGATGATATCTTGAAATCTGGTGAAAGAAAACAAATTGCTGGATTTGAAATTATGCAAGATACTAACATCGCTAACGTAACTGGTACTGGGGCTAATGCTCAACCGTTTATTGCTGGTACTAAGATGGGTATTACATTTGCTAACCAATTCCAAAAAGTTGAAGCTTTGAGAGATTTGGATAGCTTTGCTGATATCGTTCGTGCTTTGCAACTTTATGGTTTTGCTATTATCCAACCGAAGTCTTTAATTAAAGGTTTCGTAAGCATGTCATAACAGCTAATATGGTTTCGCTCCCTCGAAAGAGGGGGCTCTTACCGAAAGGAGTTCTATGGGAACTACATATTTTGAATTAGTTAATAAATGTCTTAGAGAGATGTTCTACGAAGAAGTAGACACTTGGGAAGATACAGATACTACCGAAGGTAAAAAGATTAAACAACTCCTTAATCAAGCCTTAGAAACTATTTGTCTCGGAGAAGATATCCCTTGGAAATTTAGAGAAAGAAAAAGATACCTTGTACTTGTACCTGGTGTTAAAGAATATCCTATGGTTCCTGGCTATATCCACTCAATGAGATATAATGATACTACGGTTCAATTATACTATGATGAGAGGTTTATTAATCTTCCCCACGATTGTAAAGGTATGCCAATACTCTATTATATCTATGGGGGTAATATTAATCTTTATCCTACTCCTAGCGAACAAGAAGCTAACAGAGAAATATTAGTAAGGTTCTTAACTAATTATTGCGCAACTGATTGTTGTGGGGTACTTAAACACCGTATGGAAAACCCAGATGATGAACCTATTATTCCCGATGAATTTAGAGATATATTAGTATATAAGGTATGTGCTGACTTTAGACGTTCTCGTACTGATAGCGTTAGTGTATACTACTTAGATAAATATAAATGGGCTTATAAATCTTTATTGTATGCTCAAAGAATGAGTTATGACTATCCTCAAGGTTTTGACATTGACCCTTGTCCGAAATCTATTCAGGACGTTATAATAGATACTTGGAGAAACCCAAGAGCGTATGGTATGGCATATAACAATTATAGAGGATTGAGTTATTAATGGCTGGATTAACTACTAGATATTACAACTTAACAGGCGGTTTGAATAGACTCCAGGGGATAGGTACTATAAACCAATCTCCTAAACAAACTGATACTCCTCAAAGCTATAATGTTGAGTTATATAAACTAGGTGGTATTCAGACAATGAAGGGGAATAAACAAGTAGGAAATACTCTTACTGCTACTGTTACTCTAGGCCATGAATATACTAAAGGTTCTAAGAAATATATGATGGTTTGTACTGCTGATGGTAAGATTTGGCAATACAATAAGATTACTCAACAATACGAAGAAATATTCCAATTCCATACACCTACTCGTAGACATAGTGCCGTAAACTTTAATCAAGGTGTGGTATTCACTAATGGGGTAGATGATTTGGTTTATTACCAATATGGTAGAAATGAATTGCAGGATGGAACAATAACTATTGAAGATGGTTCTAAGACGATTACAGGAACTAATACAACTTTTACGAAGCTCTCTCCTGGGGACTATATCAATATTGAAGGATTAGAAACACCTTATATTATAGATACTATTGAGTCAGATACTTCTATGGGTGTTACTGAGGCTATTTCACTCCCTGAACAACAAGAACAGCAATTCTACGGATGGACTTATGGAGAGACAACCTTATATACAACTACTAATAGTAATAATGCTGGTAATGTAGATATATATAAATATCAGAACTCTAAGATGAATAAACAAGCCTTTACTGGAAATATTGTTGAAGGCACTTTGCAAATAGCGTCTGGTACAGAAGAAATAGTTACCCGTACGGTTACTGATTATTATTGTTATACAATTCACGAAGATAGCGGATATGAAGTTGTTAGTATTATTAGAGGATATGTTTATCTCCCTGCTAATCCACGATTAGGTAGTAATCTATTTACAATACCTACTGCGTCTACTATAAGCGGGATACAGAGTATAACAAACTTCCCTCAAGCGACAACTGCTAGTGAGGTTAGTGAACCTACTTCTATAACTTTCCAATCAGGTAGTAAAGCAACTCTTACAGTATATTCCGTTAGTGGAGGTAAAGCTAATGTATTTTCTCTTAATGGTAATACTTCATCACGTTATGGTAGCTTAACTTATTATTCGTCAGGAGACCTCACTCACACCGTCCAGGAGACGATTTCTACACAGACTACTACAGTTTATACTAGAAATACTTCAAGCGACACTACGGTCATTGTAGCCACCTCTGGGTTAGAATTTTATTTAGGCCCTCTAAGCTTACTTAATGCAACTTATATTAATAGTGATGATGCTAGTGTTAGAGAAGAAGTCAGAGGATTAAGCCTTAACACTTGGCAAGGAAGATTATTCGTAGGTGGCAATGATGGTACATTGTACTACTCAGAAGTAGGTCTTATCCATGGATGGGATTTAAAATATGGGGCTGGTGCAATACCAATGTTCTATAACGATAACTCAGATTTTGCTGGCTTAGGTATATACGGTACTTACTTGGTAATCCACAGAAAAGACTATACTTATTACTTAGAACCTGGTGTAACAGGAGACCCTAGCAGTTGGCAATTAGTTCCTTTTGCGGATATATCTTGTGATAGTCAACAATCTTGGTTGTCAGTAGGCAATGCTTATTATGTTTATAGTCGTCTCCATCAAGGGGTATATCCTCTTATGAGAAGAACTATATTTCTCAATAACTATCTAGGTACCGAAATAAGCCAAAAGATAACAGATGATTTTGAGCTCCTTAATACATCTTCCTACGATAAGATATTTCCTGTATATGAACCGTTAAAAAACTATATGATGTTCTACGTACCAATGTTACAAGGTAAGGGAAGTAATTATTGTTATTGTTATGATACAATCTCTAAGAGCTGGTGGTTAAGGATAGTACCTCAGAATGTCAGTATCGCATTTAGATTTGATAATAAGGTTTATATAGGAACTACAGATGGACAAGTCTTAGAAGAATTTAAAGGACTTACATTTAATGGAGAACCTATAGAATTTAGTTATCGTACTCCTTGGTTTACTTTTGGAGATGGTACTAATTATTTATCAACAAGAGAATTTAGAGTTAAATTAGATACAGAAATGACTAACCACTTCCGAGTAAGAAATCGTAGAGATGGGGCAGAAAGCTATAGAACAAGAGATGTTAGTGATAACAAAGGCCCTGTCGATAGTCTTATTTGGGACGTTGGTGTTACTGGTACTGCGGAAATATTAAATGATGAAACATTAACAGATACTACTTGGGATAACTTTGAATGGGTTGATACTGGATATTTAGTTAAAAGATTTCCTCTCCCTGACCAATTCTTCCAAAGTGAACAGATAGAGTTTTATGGTAATGGACTTGATGATGGTATGGCAATATGTGGATTTGAATTTGATAGAGCTGAACTAGAGGAGGTTCCTTGGTAATGTATAAGATATCTATTGTAGAATGGGATAACCTAAATGAAGAATATATCAAAGAAGTATATCGTCTACTTAAAGAACAAGAAAAGAAAGTATTTGACTTGTCCTTCTATGAGGGGCTAGGAGAAGAACCTATCTTAGAATATGTTCAGGATATGGTAGAGAATAACCTTGTTTTCATTGTAGAAGATACCCAGGCTGGAAAGGTAGCTGGTGTCTTTATGTTAGAGGATTTACGTCCCTACAAAGATGTCGTACTTTATGCAAAAATTCATTGTGTAATTAGCAAGAAATATTGGGGTAAGAAGTCTAAAGAAGTTTGTGAAGCTTTTAAATCTTATCTTCAAAGAGAAACAAATATACAAAGGCTTATAGCTGAAATCCCTCAGAACGCTTATAGTCTTATTAAAATATTAAAGTCAGTAGGCTTTACTCACGAGGGAACTGTTAAAAAAGTATTAGTCTACTT